CTAAGACATCAAATAACTGGGCGAATAAGTACATCAAGGTACCTAAAGAGTCAAGAACCATAGTAGAAAGTAACTACTTACAAGTACCGGCTAAGTGGCTGGGCAAACCGTTCCTTGAAGAAGCGGAGTTTTTGAAAGAAACAAATCCGGATGCTTATGACAACGAATATATGGGAGTTGCCAACGGTGCAGGCGGTTCGGTATTTGACAATGTGGTTATAAGGCAGATAACGGATGAAGAAATAGCAGAATTTGACCACATCCTAAATGGTGTTGACTGGGGCTGGTATCCTGATCTATTTGCCTTTGTGCGTGTTCATTATGAGCCTGCAAAGCATAAGTTATACATTTGGCAGGAATACACTTGTAATAAGCAAAGTAATGAGCAGACAGCGAATACACTCATTGAGATGGGCATTACGGGCAATGACATAATAACTTGTGATAGTGCGGAGAACAAATCTATAGGCGATTATAAAGCTTATGGCTTACTTGCAAGAGCAGCAGAGAAAGGTCCGGGCAGTAGAGAGTACTCATACAAGTGGTTGCAGTCTTTAAAAGAGATAATCATTGATAACGTCAGATGCCCTGTGGCGGCACAGGAGTTTTTAGATTATGAGTATGAGAGGGATAAAGAGGATAATGTTATAAGCGGATATCCTGACGGAAACGACCACTGTATAGATGCAGTAAGATATGCGACTAACCGAATCTGGAAGAAAAAAGGACAGTAAAATGTTTAACAGATTGATAGAAATAATAAGAGGGGTGATTAAAAAAGTGTTTCCTTCAAAGACAATAAAGCAGGTGCTTGGGCAAGATATAGCTATCAGCCAAGCAATGATAAACAAAATAGAGACATGGAACGCTATGTATAATGGTCAGGCCTCTTGGGTTGATAATAAAGTAAGTTCTTTGATGATAGAGCAGGGCATTTGTACAGAGTTCGCTAATGTGTGCTTAAATGAGATGGAAGCCAGTGTATCAGTTGAACAGGTTGATGAGATATTCCAGGAATCTATTAGGGCATTAAATGAGAACTTACAACTTGGTCTTGGTCTTGGGTCTTTTTGTATAAAACCTTTAGGCGGTGATGCGGTTGAGTATATAACAGCTGACAGATTTATACCGCTTGCATACAACGCTAAAGATAGACTTACAAGTGTTGTATTTATACAGGTGAAGAGAGTGGGTGAGAGCGTATTTTATATACGACTTGAGTATCACGAATGGAAAGAAGATAAGACTTTAAGGATACAGAACAAAGCTTATAAATCTTCAGACGGTAACAGTATCGGTTCTCCTATCGCTTTGACAGATATAGAAGAGTGGGCAAAGCTACCCGAAGATATATTGTATACAGGAGTAGAAAAGCCTGATTTCGGGTATTACAGAAACCCTATAAAGAATACTGTGGACAATTCACCTTGTGGAGTGTCGGTATTTGATACCTCCATAAATCTGATAAAGATGACTGATACACAGTTTGCAAGACTTGATTGGGAGTTTGAAAGCGGTGAGAGAGCTGTGCATGTAGATATTACAGCATTACAGGCTTCGCCGATTATAGGTAAAGATGGCAGTAAAACATTTAAATTGCCTAAGTTGTCAGATAGGCTTTACAGAGGCTTGAATCTGTCAAAAGGTAACGGCGATGACATATATCAGGAGTACAGCCCTGAATTTAGAGACAGCAACATTGTAAGCGGTTTGAACGCATATCTTAGAAGAATAGAATTTAACTCCTGTTTATCTTATGGTGATTTATCTGATGTCAATGATGTGGATAAGACAGCCACAGAAGCGAAGATAGCAAAGAAACGTAAGTTTAACAGGGTAAAGGCGATACAAGCAAATTTGAAGGATTGCCTTGAAGACCTTGTTTATGCATTGGCCTTTTATAACGGACTCACAAAGACGGGATATGAGTTTGTATGCACCTTCAAAGACAGTATTCTTGTTGATGAAGAGGAAGAGCGACAACAGGATAGGCAGGATGTGGCTATGGGAGTTATGTCACTCTTAGAATATCGCTGTAAGTGGTACGGAGAGACAGAGTCGGAGGCAAAGAAAAATCTGCCTGAACCGGTATTGACTGAGGAGTAAGCAAATGACACCGCAGGAGATGGAAAAGCTTCCTAAGCCGCTTGAGAAAACTATATCAAAGCTTGAGATTGAAGTGATGGGCGAAGTGGTAGACCGAATTAAAAAGGCTTATGAGATTGCTCCGGTTGGTGAACATATGCTTGACAGGCTTACTACATTTGGAAAAAGCAGTGTTGATTTAAAGAAGCTGTTAAAAGAAAAGCTTGAACAGGCTAATATCGATATAGACAAGATATATGATAAGGCTGTTGAGGCAGATTATATAACGCACAAGGACCTTTTTACTAAAGCAGGCAGGGAGTATTTAGCCTATGAAGATAATGAATGGCTAAAGCAATTGGTAAGTGCCACAAAAGAGCAGACCAAAGAAGAACTAAAGCCGTTTGAGAACATAACAAGGACTACAGGATTTAATGTTTTTGTTGATGGTAAAAAGGTTTTTACACCATTAGCTGACTATTTTGATAAGGCGCTTGATAAAGGCTTTATGGGGATAGCAAGCGGAGCATATACATATAGCCAAGCTATAGGCTCTGTGATTGATGAGATGACAAACAGCGGACTTAGAGTGGTAAATTATGCATCAGGGCATACAGACCGCGTAGAGGTCGCTGTAAGACGTGCTTTGATGACGGGTGTTGCGCAAATGACTAACCAAATCAATGAGAGCAATGCAAGGAAATTAAACACAGATTACTTTGAGGTTGATTGGCATCCCGGGGCAAGAAATAAAGGCTTTGGTATTGAAAATCATCAAGCGTGGCAGGGTAAAGTATATTCAAGGCAAGAAATGATTACAGTATGCGGAGAGGGTGATATATTAGGCTTTGCCGGTATTAACTGCTATCACATCAAATGGCCGTTTATTAAAGGCATATCAAAGCGAAAGTATACGGATGAATGGCTTGAGGAACAGAATAAAAAAGAGAATACGCCTAAGGAGTTCAATGGCAAAGAGTACACTGTATATGACGCTTTGCAGTATCAAAGGAAGCTTGAAAGGACTATAAGAAAATTAAAGCAGGATGTAATACTGCTTGGCCGTGCGGAAGTAGATAAGGACGTACTTATTGCAAAGCAAAGCAAACTACAAGCTGTAGGGGCTTTATATGCAGAGTTTTCTAAGGCTATGGGATTACCACAACAGCTTGAGAGGTTGAGAGTAGGAATAAGTGATATCAAACCCAAGGATGTTGAGGATAATCAAAAAGAAAGTTTGAAGTATAAGGATGTAACGTCTGAATGGAAGAAAGTTAATGAGAACGAAGCCAAGGAAGTAAAAGATTTATCGGAGTGGGAGCATGGCGGAAATAAATACACTGTAGACGGCAAGCATGTGGTACTTGACTATGACAAGCATGAGAAAGAAGTAGCAGAGATTATAGCTAAAAAATATGGCAGAGATGTACTTATGGTACCTCGAATATTGAATCCAACAGGGATTAGAACGCCGGATTATAAAATAAATCAATCGTTATATGATTTAAAGACACCTGGAGGTAAAGGGAAAAATACTATATTCGATGCTATTAAAGGTAGCAAATACCAGGCGAATAACGTAATAATGTGTATAGATAAAACGCCATTACAGATAGAAGAAGTTGAAAGGCAAATTGAGGAAGTGTATGAATCAAAAAGAACCGAATTTATAGATGAGGTTGTCGTATTAAAAGGCAGTGAGATAATCAAGGTATACAAGAGAAAAAATTAAGAGCGATGGCGCTTCCCTACCGGCCATAAAGCTTTCAAGGGGGATGCGTACCGCTCTTAATTAGATATCTACTAAGATTGTAACACATATTAAATTAAAATCAAGCACTTTAGGGGTGCTTTTTTAATACAATTTTGTCAGTTGATTAGACGTAAAACAGTCAACACATGGGAGCGAACCCGTAAAAAGTGTAGTGAAGAAAGGAAATAGATGAAAAGAAAATTTCTTGAAGACATAGGTCTTACAAAGGAGGAGAT